AAAAGTGAAAAATTTTTAAAAAATTTTTGAAAAACACAAAATAGGTTCAGCGACAGGCAACCCAGTTTAGGGCTTTAGGGGCTACTTACCCGCGGCCGCTGACGGTAGTTACGAAAACTACAACATAACCGATAAATCGGAAATATACAAAATACTGTGCGAAAGAAATCCATCTAAATATAGGACTCAACACAGACTCAGATCAAAAAGGAAGTCACTTATTTGAAGATGACTTAATGACCTGAGATTTAGTATCAGACCCTGGTTCACTACGTTCATCGACGTAGTCATAATCATCTGCAACTTTCATACGATCAAACATATCAAGGAAGCGTTTCCGCTCACTCGGTAACAATGTTGCATATGCGTTATAATCATTTTCTTTCAATTCTCTTTTTAAATCTCTAACAGTTGGAACTGTATTTATGTTAACCATCGAATTGAGAGTAGGGCCTGACGAAGTTGAAAGCACATTTTTAATTTCAGTTGAAGGAGAAGAAAATGTTGACCCCCCTGTAGCATCGTAGATCATTAAAGGTGCAATATCACATAATTCTATATCTAAATCAACAAAGATATCGCTAATTGGCAGCTCCGCGCCAGGAGCTAAACCATCAACCATCATCCACAACCCAAATGCATAAACCATTTTACTAAGCGCAACATTTCCAGAAGAACTACCTGTACCATTTAATTGGTTTAAATCATTACCCCGGATATCAAACTTTTTGTTTCTAAACCAGCGAACTGGTGGAGCAATGGTCCACTCAGGCGTCCAAGCAGGGAAGTCTGAGGCATCAGGTAATTGCAAAATGTTAGCTTTGGAAAGTGTTTGGCCAGTGTTAAATCCAGAAATAAATGTTTCACCAAGATTTATATCCTCAACAAAGCCGTAAATAATGCGGTAAGATGTAACCAATCCAGGAGTCATCAATGACTTAAAAATAAATTTACAGGAATTTATCATATATTTTTGGAACATACGGCATAAAGTTAACACATTAACATTTGATGGGAAATAGGCTCCATTACCTGGGTTAAAGTACCACTGGCCATGGTTAGTAACACCCCCAATGGTCATGTCCGAATTTGAGTTCGTAGCAAGAGACAAAGTACCAAGATAGAACCTAGTTTTAATACGTATGCAATTAGGTCGAGTACCAAGCATGGAAGAGTGCTGTCGCATTCCAGCCACTGCAGTATTAAGGGCGGCTTTAACAATACGTCCACCACCTGGTAACTTAAGGCCATTAGAACGGAAAGAAACACGAGCAGGTTTGTTACCGGGTAACCTTCCTCTACCAACTCGGGGTACTCGTCCCCGACCACGGCCACGTCCACGTCCTCGAAATCTTCCGCGTGAGGGCATGGCATTTTTGTTTTTTTTATTTTTTTGTCTACCAGACATATACTGATTATCTTTTATAAAACTTGAAGTTTTATATCCGTCGTCGACGGTTACCGCTGACGGATATTGAGTTTTTGTGCCAAGCATGTTCTCAATACCAAGAAAATCATGAGACTCACCATCCTGACCAATAAAGTAATCAGCATACCCAAGGGCATACTTGCCGAGTTTTGAGGTAGCATCAACATCATAATAACCTTTTTGAACTTTCTCTTCAACAGAATTAGGAATAAGCCAGTCTGGCCAAAAAGGACTGTTATAAGAATTTGGTTTCATAGATAAATTTGATAAATTTATAGTGGCAGATCATTTAAAATTACCACTTGAGTGAATTGGAAAAATAAAAACCAAAAATCACCCATCGGCGTCTAGATAGTGATGCACTATCCTAGAGGCGGGCCAGTTTAATGCTTCGATTTGCTCAAAAGTTTGATCATCATCACCGAGCATAGATGGTTTAGAAACCAACCGATGCATATAATCCCTCTTTATACACCGAATAAAATAATCAAGTAAATCTCTAATTTTATCGTCCCAAAAACATTCTATACGCAAGCTATAAAATCGTTTAAGCATAACGCGAACATTTTTAGTTTGTTTTAAGCACACAGTAGCCAACATTTTTTCATATTTCATAACTGGAACGAAATCATCGCCGTACGGTTTGAACCACATACTACAAAATTCAACTTCAGTAATGGTTTGAGGCGTTTCAGAACCATACTTGAAAGTTAAACCAAGTGTCTTAAATGTTTTAGACACCACACCAGGTAGCATGTAGGGCTTAACATAGTCTGAGTAGCTATAGACAACATCATCACCCATAACCACTAAACAAACATGTTTTTCAAAGCTCTCCCAGGTGCGTTCAAGCCCTGGCAACTCCTCACAAACAATCAAGCACCAATGATAATACCAATAAGCGCAGTGAATAAGACCATTGTCAACCAAAGTGTTATTTTGACCACTTGGTTGACCTTGCATCTTAGCAAAAATGTCACCTAACATACCTACAATAAAAGTATTTTTCATATTTGTGTAGTAGTAGTCATGACACTCGTCATATTCACGGTCTGAACAAAACCATTTGCGCAAATGAGCCAGTTTAACATGAGAATCAAGCGGAATAGTACCATCAAATTTACTCATATCACCATCCTGCAAGTGGGGAAATTTCATAAGCTTTCTAGCTAATTGAGTCCACCAACCACGAAATTTTGTAACCCCCACAAAGCAAGGTGTAGATAATGGTTCTTGAATGATTTTCTCATTTTGTTTTGCATACAATTGGTATCCCATAATAGTTAATTCGGAAGGTGAAGCTAAAACAGACCGAGGTAAATGTGATATAATATCGGCCTCCTTTTTAAGTTCACGTTTAGTAAAATTACGAAAAAACACTGGTCTAAAATCACCTCGCAATACATCCCTAAGGAATAACGAATAATAAGTGTAAAACCAGTCAGAATCCAATAACAAACCCTTATTACTATACTTCAGCTGCCATGGCCAGCCGGCCGAAGTTGTTCTCTCCGGCATGGAAAAAGCATCATCCTTATTTAAAATGGGTGAGTCAGCCATACATCTAAAAGCTGTCGCAACCATGTCCCAAGCTGTCATCCAGTGCTTAGGATCTGGAGGGTACACATCTAAACCAAATCTAGAAACACTAGTGTACTCACCTAACGGGTAAGGTACGGTATAACTATAAGGAGATTTTAAATACTCCTCACCCTCAACCATTTGTGGCAAATAAGATTTGAAGTAAGGCAGTAACAGGGGATTAATTTTTGTTCTTTCAGGTAATTTCACATTTCCAATAAACATATTACCCCTAGCCAAGAAACGAAAAGGTCTGTAGCCACTATCATGGCAAACAGGAGCCAATATCTGTTGAAATAACTTGCTAGGGACATCATGCCTGACATATGCCAGACGCTGTATCTCACTAGGCCAATGGCCTGTGAGAGCTTCTATAAGTTTTTTTGGGCTGGATAATTGCGTTTAACTGACTTGTTAAACACAACACAGCCATTCTTAGGATTACCTGGAGAGGGGATACCCATTATATGAGCACCCATAACTTTATTA